AAATTGTTTTCTCGTATGAGGCCATTTTGCGCCGCACCTATGGCTGATGTGTCCACGATATTGCCGGATGTTTCCGTGAAAGTGGTTCCACCAGCCAACCTTCTGGCATACAGTTGGCTCAATCCCGGTACTGGTGACCCATCGATCTTGTATCGAATAGATCCTCGACGGCACACATAAGCTGGTGTCAGATACGTCAGCAGTGTATTTTTGGTTTCGTTATATGGTCCGGAAGAACCATTCAACGTGCCCGTGTATCGTCCTGTGTCATTCCAAGCGGAATGGCGGGGAAAAGCGTTCTGTGTGCGTTCCGTAATCCGAGGAAAGGACGCAATAGAAAGCACTGTCCAAAACTCCGAGAGATTGTATCTCTTAAGGAGGCTGCGGAAAGACACAATGGTCTCGCCGAAAAAGACTCGTTCGTAATCAGGCAATGTGCCCTCCCCGGCGAACGAGTCATCTGTGGTTGTTTTCATTGGCGCTGTGTGCTCGGCCACATTTTCATCTTCCGGACTCTTCTCTCCGGAATGCGGTACGCACCGATTGTTCACATCGAAAGCTACAGCCAAAATTGGCATGTGTTTTGTGACAAGGTCTACGGGGTCCATTCCCGATACCGAATCACGCGCAAAAGCCCTGACGGACTGTTTAACAACCAACGCCTGATCGTGCGGGATTGCGTATGGTATCAACTTATCTACCAACGATATGCAGTCTTGCATCAAATCAGTAACTGTCAGCGCTCCAGTGTCTACCGCATGCGCAATATCCAACCACAAAGGAGGAACCTCTCCACGGTAATCCTCTTGAACGTGGGTCTTGCAACCCATCTGGGGAGTGTTTCCATATGAATAAAACGATGTCGACTGTCGTGGATTGGCCCACTTGGAACCTTCCACACATCTGGCGTACACATTGACTTCAATGTCATTGTCCACCGTTGAATTGGGAGTGGTCAACTCATTCACCACGTAAACTCGAAGGAGTCCGTTATCAAATTGAGTTGTGATCCCTAGACCAGCAGTCGAAAAAGGGGGAAATGGATTTATCGCATCACCTGGTGAAGATAATTGCAAATATGGACGATCTATTCCCCAACCAACTTTAATCGTAACATCCTTCTCGTTCTGAATGTCAACGATTCTCGAAAAATTGGTGTTGTATTCATTGGAATCAAATTGATGTGGTTCGTATACGATCCTCAACCTTCCTCTGTGGAAAGATGAGCACACGAACTGGAAATGATATTCCATCTCACCATGCCAATCGTCAAATGGCAAGGATGCAAAACACGATGGAGTCATGTATAAAGCATTCTGTTCATTCCCAACACCGGCTGTTGTGTCAAACAGCATTGGTGTCACAAAAATTTGGAACAATTGAGTGTCCGTAGTGGCTGTGTCAGCCCACGGAAAAGTCGTGACAAAAGATTCACGACACGCTATTGACTCAATTGTCATCTCATCAGCACTACCCACACCAACGACCCGAGGGTCAATGGTGACTGATTGTTTGGGCTCGGTAGCCAATGAGTGCACCGTATCAGGACGTGCTGTGGATGCCAAATCACCCAGGTATCGCGGAGTATACATGTGAATGTCCTCCACGATTGCTGGTCGAGCATAACCAAAAGCAGCCGCAATGGTTGCTGTGGTTTTTGCGATCATTTCTGTTGGCATCATATAGGGCCCGATGATGGGTACGGATCGTAAAGATCCGGCTGCTTTCGCGACTGCCGTGGCAGTTCGCGATATAGGCCCCTTTCCAAATTCGTCTTTTGCTCCGCTATGTGGTGTCATTTCCAAATCCAATGGCATTACCAATGATTCTTCCAATGAAGCCATACGGCTTTGTAAAGCACGAACTTGGCTGTTTATAGAGTCCGCATAAGCAATGATTCGATCTCGATGCGACTGTAGCTGACGCACAGTCTCATTAATCTCATTCACGCTCGCTCGCAAACTCCTATATACAGAGTCAACGTCCTCATGTGTGGGCAATTTTGAGCCCATTTGCGGCGATAAAGCAGTCGAGTCTGCTGCTGTTGGGACCGACAAATCGATGTCTTCAGCCCAAACAAGGACTGAAATCTCTATCCCATCGGCTCCGCCATTTGCATGTTTCAACACATTCATTGATGTTAGCCTCATCTCACCCATTTGCCGCCACTGGGCCAACGGGATTGATAAAGCATTGTTCCACCACACAAAAGGCAAGCACATGGTGCCAGCCTCCGAATGAGTGGGATCAATGTAAACATGCGGTTTTTGGGTTTCGAGAATTAATCCTTCAGGCACGGGAATAGATGCAAGTGCAAAATCATCTACCTCTTGTAAAGGGGTGTATGATGCGAGCACTCTCCCATAATAGAAGGAATTTCCATTGATGAGAAATTTCACACACAACTTGGATCGTAAGAGATTGTAGTTGTTAATGCGATTAATCACTCTAGGGTTCTCGAAAAACAGCGTCCACGGGTTGAACGTAACCGACAATGGGGTGTTGATTTCCCATGAATACGTCGCAACCTTTATAGGGCGCTGGAACCAGGATGCAAATGAATCGTCCATATTCATTGTCACAGCTCTGGTTTTGTCACCCAAATCACCAGCCACACCATAGTCGAAAGACGATGGTGCAGAGCCGAGGCGCAAAATCTGGTGTTTCTCCTCTCCTTCATTTTCAGTTTTTGTCATGTTAATATTGAACTTTGAAGTAACTCATAATATGTACGCATTCTTGCCGAGTCAAGCAAGAAAGCGGTCGTGTGTTTTGTGTGATGACCAATCACTCCCCTCAATAGGGGTGTTCCACGAGGGGAACATCTACTATACATAAAGCCTAAACATATATAATATACACACATAAAATAATACATCCGGTAATCCAATTATGTAAGTGAGTGTTGCTCTGCCTTAGCAACCAGACTCCTCTGGTTGAGTATATTTTTCGTGCCACTCCTGGCACATTTCTTCATATGTCATATTTAGCATCGTACACATGAAATCGATGTCGCACGTCTTGGCAATTTGTGTCATCTGAGCCCTCCGCTTGTCAAACACCTCCTTGCCATGATTGAACCATTCCCTTATGGCTCCATCAATGTTTTGTGCACACGCCTCGTGTGGTGTGAGAGGCGCACCCTTGGGTCGTAAATAGCAATGCAGACTTTTGAATATTGAGCTCTCATCCAACGCTCCCACATAGCAACCTAATGCTTCATGGTAAACAGAGCGCCTTTTTAAGAATTCAGCATCCTCGTCCAGCATATACTCGGTCAATTCACTTTCCTTGTCAGGCATAGTGTAGATTTGACCATACGATCCCAAGAATTTGGAACATTCCTTGATGTTAAACAAGGGTCTCTCCCGTGAGACGCTACCCTTGTTGTCATCGCCGTAAGTGATGATGTTCACGTACTTGCGAAAGCTCCCCACTTCATCTTGGGGGTACTGAGTATAATAAAAACATCTCAAATTTAGACTTCCGACAATACTGTTCAAAACCACTGTCAAGGAATTTCCACTAATGTGGGTCCCCTCGGTCAATGATATGAGGCTTCCGTCATATGCGATGTATGGAAATACTAGCTCTCCACTCATCGTATGCATCAACATCAGATCATCATCCGAGTAACCCATTTCCTTCGCCAGATCGATACAGATACGTAGTGCAGCAGACACCATCTGAGATGGCATTCGCTGATCGTATTTGGAGTAATCACCTGCAAAAATTTGGTCCGTTCCGTGGTGGATCATAAATTTGTGCAACTGGTCCCATTCCGGACCGTGTGAATTAACCCCAACAGCGCACTCGCTCACTAGTGGGTTCATCTGTAAAAAACGTAGAACTGGTAAGAAATATTTCCGAATTAGGAAGGTAAGGGCTATGGTATTTCCGTAGAAAATACGGCATTTCCCCTTGGCTACTGGCAAAACTTCGTCCTTTTTACAGGCTTTAGCAATGCAGTATGCACGATCGCCATTTCGAAATCTTTCTTCAACCTCACGAATCTCATCCATGATCTCGGGTGTGAACTCTCGATTACATGGAAAATCCTCGGTAGGTTCCAACTCCACAACGTGCTTCCTCTTATTTCCACCCATTGGGTACCCTATCGACGTGTTTAGCTTGATAGCATCCATGAACTTCTGTCCTGGTATGCCAACGAGAGCTTCCTTGTCTGATAATGGCCCCCTGTGCCAATAGGGCATCTTTCGAATAATATCGATCAATGGTCCCTTATAGCACACAGCCGCTTTCTGCAGCAAAGAGGGTGGAAACGATCTGGCTGGTGTGGATAGAGTTGAGAGGCATTTCTGCCAACCTTCCCAATCTGGGTTGAATTTGGGTTTCCCCCAGATATTCTCCACACCACACACCTTAGTGACCTCCTCACTTATGGGTGTGCGTCGTACATCAGAATGATACGTTGTGGCTCCGATGCATTCGCCATGATAGCGAACCTGAGAGCCATGAGGCATATAATTCAAAGCGCTCTTGATCTTGGCCTTCATTCGGCCATCAAGAAATTTTTGACCCAATTGGACAAGTCGCATGGCAGCAGACCTTCCGGTCCACATAACTGTTTCCAATTGTATGATCTTTTCAAAGGCGCGCTGAATCTCCTTCCTGTTGTACGATGTTGCAACCCCAATGGGCTGGTTGGTTACACCACCGACGTGGAATCCTGCTATGCAGGTGTTCTTAGATACACTCATTAGAACTGCTCCACACATCCCCTCAAAAGTGGGGTTGTCAAGGTTACGGTAGTCCAAACCATTGAAGGTTGCAAATCCATTTGAGGTGAATCGTCTATCACCTCTTCCCTTCCACAGATATCGCTCCGATGTGTCCTGTCTCCAAACCATATGGAAATGGCACTTGTCAATATGCTTTTCAGGAAAATGAAAGGTCAAATCTTTCATGGACCCCCCTGTAGGAGTATAGCACAATCTCATATCTCCTTCAAGGGGC